TTACAGCGGATTGATCAGCGCCGCTGTAGCATCGTTGCCAGGCTTATTGACGGCGGTACTGACCGGCCAGTGCCGGATCAGGCTGGCGTCGATATGCCGAGTGACACCACGGATCGCTTCGCGCTCCGTGAAATGCGGATCGAGCCAGGGCTCGAGCGAATCGTTATCCAGCGCCAGCGGCATCCGGTCGTGCACCTCTTTCGCGGAACTGCGTGCTGGCTCGGTAATGATCGCCACCCCGGGCGGCTTGTCGTCACCCCGCTCGGTCCAGACCCCGGCAAGGTATAGCGTCTGTTTATCCACCCGCGTCAGGTAGTGCGGCTGCTTGCGCCCGTCCACGTTGAGCCACTCATACCAGCCATCGGCCGGGATCAGGCAGCGGTGACGCTTGAAGGCCGGCGCGAAGTAATGGCTGGTGGCAATGGTTTCGGCTTTGGCATTGATCGGCTGCGGGGCTTTGGCATCCGCCCAGTAGGGCTGGTACCCCCACCAAAGCTGTTCGATCGTTACTGGCGCCTCGGCCGCAACACGGCGCGCAACGCTGATCAGCGTGCCTGGCGGCACGTTGTAGCGAGGCTCGGCGTCAACGAACAGCAGGTCGTGCTGATGGACTGCCTCGGAGAGCGCTGAGAGGTCGAGCGAGTAGAAAGCGAATCGTCCGCACATCTCAGAAGAATAGACCGGATTTCAGCACAATGAACTATCGAACGGCGCTTGAGAGGTGGGCGCTATGCTGTCGATCGGCACGCATTCCCACTTGCTGATCGACCCAGGCCGGGCGCAGATCCGTGATCTATTTTGGCGCCCAGCTGCGATAGAAGCTGAGTGGGCCCGCGGAGGATGGACCTAGTCACCGGCGAGACGCGGATGCATTCAGCCTGATGTCAGCCCCTCCCACGTCACCGCTTTGGCTTCCTCGACGGTCGCTGCGCCTTGGATCATCCATTCGCCCCGCTGCCGCAGGCCGGTGTATTCCTGCCACTGGATGAATGCCTCAGCGTTGCGCAGCACGGCGGCGACGAGATCCCCCAGGGTCTCGGTGCCATCGGCTCCATTGCGACCCTTCAGAATCGCCGAGAGTGCTGGCGTCGCGGGCGGCTCGCCATCGCTACCGTTGTCGAGCCAAGTCTGATATGCCGTAGCCTCCGCCTGCTGCTGAGACCAGCTCAGGCGCTCTATCGCGGGGTACTCGCGCAGTAAGGGCTTTGCTGCAGCGTCATAGCCGGAATTGAGGGCAACCAAAGCAGCCGCCTTACCTTCCTCGAGCTTTTCGGCGTGGGTCGGCGCCGCGTCCCATGATGTGATCGTCCCCATTACACGGTCTCCGTTCGTTCAACTTGCTTGCTTTCCCACTCGGCTTTTCTCGCCTGGTAATCCGAGTCGCTCTCGTCGTCTTCGCGATGAATCCGGTCAGGGTATGGTGATAGCAGTTTCACAGTGAGACCCTCGGAGCCGTCTCGAACGGCACCGTGAAAAACGTTGTGCGGTAGTGAGGTGTCGATCTGATATGAGTGGCAGTGCCCTTCTCCCATTTCCGAAAAATCGACTGTGTCAGACTGCTCTCCAATCTTGGCAGTTACTTTTTCACCATCAAAAGTATAGATAACTTCAAAGTCAGCGACGCACGGCGTTAGCGTAATATTCATGAGTAGGTTCCAATCGCTATGGCATAGAAGATTTCATAGACGCTATTGCTTGAAAACGAATAGCTCCCTGTTGCCCAGACACCAACGATCCCGCTAGTGCCTCCGTTTAATAGAAAATCGCCTTTGGGAGAGGAGGTGTTATACACGTTGCCCTGTGTCCCCCAATTAGCAATAGGCACGACCAACGTGAAACCCGTGAATGCCGCAGGAAAACTCCAGGTTGCCGTAAGACGCCCCGTATTGCTGAAAGTGAGCTTCAGTTCCCTCGAGAGGCAAATCTGGATTTTATTGGGAAAGCGCAATACCCACCCATTGGAATTGCTGTAAACCTTCGGCGGCGCGATGAGTTTCCAGGGGGACCACTGAGCATTAATGTAGCTGCGCGTCCATGCCCGAGGGTCGTCATCATCGTTCTCGAGGTACAGGACGTTCGCGACCCCACCGTTGTATCCGCTGATATAGATGGTTCCCGATCCGCCCGGCCGATTGGCGGTGTTGGATGTTGCTCGGTAGCAGCCCGACGGCAGGTTAGTCGGATCGGCATCCATATCCGCTTGGTCTAGATTCGCGCCAGCATACCAAGTGGGCTGTGCTCCCGTGTTGCCAGCGCCGAACTTCTGAAGCTCGACAAGAGCAGCCCCTACGAAACCGATCGCATCACGAACTGCTGCCGCGTCACCCACCGCAATCTCATCAAGCGAGTCCGCGCCGGCCGCTGCGCCTACGCCGGCCCCGTTGAGATTGAGCGCTGCGAACTTCTGCTTCAGCAGATCTTCGAACGCCGCAATGAGCTGCGCGTTCTTCTCATTGTACTGATCTTGATTTGACGCCATCGATTTTCTCCAGGCATAAAAAAAGCCGCCTAGATTGGCGGCCTGAAATAGTTATCGGTTCTATCGCTTCGTCACTGAGAGCTTTATGTAATGCTGCCACGTCGACAGTATTCCTGAGGGTATTGTGCTTCCACTGGAATCACCCTTCAATTGCATGCTTACTGTCCTGTTGCCAGACCAACCTGCTGATCGCCTCGGCACCGTCACCATAGAGCGTCGCCTAAAGGTCCCTTCTTCGTACTGCCTCTCGTCAACGAGGTATCCATAAGAGGATTCAAAATCGTAAGTAAAGCCCCCTGCAACGATCCGGCCGTAAATTGAGTACCTTGAATAGTCAACCCCCTGCTGCAGCTGGGCGTTAACTTCGTAGCTAAATGATAGAACTATATCGATAGGCTGCCCCTGGGGGTCCATTTCTACCTGGGCGACTGTTTTCCATCCAGTATCTAGTTCAACTGTGGAACCGGAAAATGCTGAGGCATTAATCGTGACAGCCTGATCAGCCAGCTTCAGCGTTCCTATTGAAGCATCTTCAATATCGGTACTCTTGATCTTGACGTCCTGAATATCAGCCCACTTGATAATGATATCCTGAACGTTAGCCCACTTGACCTTGAGGCTATTGGCGTCGATGTAGTCGGCTTTCAGCTTGTCGCCATCGAACACCAGGTTGCCGTTCGTTGAACGCAGCTTGGTCACGACCAGTGAGTCGATCAGCGCTTCCGGTATGATCACGCGGCCATCGGTCACGACAAAGGCAGTGACCAGCTCGCCCGATACCGGGTTGAGAATCGCGAACTGATCGGCAATGCCAATGATCTCTGCCAGCTTTCCGTCGACCTGAATGCCCAGCATTCCCAACCGACCGTTGGCGTTGACCGTAGTCACAGCTCTCGTCACTACGCCGGTTTTGGGATCGATCGCAGCGGAGAGCTGCTGGCTGACCTCGCCGATCTGATTCCCTGACTCAACACGGTATTTTTCAAGGCTCTGCGCCAGCGCGGCATCTTTCTGCGACAACGCCGTCAGCGTGCTGCTCACCGACGACTTGTTGCCCTGATAGTCCGCAGAGAGCGTCTCGAGGCGCTGGGACAGCGCGCTACGACCATCGGCTGACACGATGCGGTCGACATCCTGCTGCGCCGTGTTGCCGAGCGCCTGCGCCTGAAGCGCCAGCTTTCTGAATACGGCAGCCGATTCCTGGTTGGCAATCGTCGTGCTGATCTCCTCCAGCGCCGCGACGTTTGCGGCGATGCTGGACTGCGCCTGCTCGATCCTCTCGGTTGTCGATTCATCCAGCGTGGCCAACGTGGTGTTGATCTCCAGCAGCTCGGCGACCGCATCGTTGATCCTGCTGGTCTGCTGGGTGATCAGTTGCGTGAGCGCCTGCTTGTCGGTGACCTGCGTCGTCTGAACAACATCGATCAGCGCCGCAGCGCCGGCGTTCCGCGCTTGGAGGGCGAGGTATCGAACCGCCTGCAGCTTATCGAGCTCCTCAGTTTTGCGCTCCAGCTTCGCAATCCGAACCCCTTGCTCTTCCGGGTCCAGGCCGTCGACCTGCTCGCGCAATGTCGCGATATCGGTGTTGGCCTGATCGATCCTCGAGTCGGCCTGATTCAGCGCCTCATCGAACGCCGCCTGTGCGTCCTGGATCGCCTCGTAGTTCTCGTCCAGGCCGTTCTGGAACTGGTCGGCCAGACCGCCGGGGCGGTAGATGTCATCGTTGACCGCCGAGATGACGTCATCGAAGTTCTCGCTGGTCGTCACTGAGACGGCGAACCAATCACTGGCACCATAGGCGTTGATGCCCCGGACCCAGTAGTAAAGCTCCTGGCCAGGCGAGCGCCCGGTGTGGGTGATCGTATCGCCACGGCCGAGGTATTCGGCGTCGCCGAATACCTCCGTGACGCCCCAACGATATTCCCAAGTGCCGCCGCCCAGGCTGTCGCCGTCGGCGAGCACCGGCACCAGCAGCACGTTTGTGCGGTCGACCTGGGTGATAACCCGAGCGGGCTGCGGAGGATTGAGCACGCTGAATGCGATCGTCGCCGGGCCGGACGTTGACTGCAGGCCGCGCGCAGTGACGTTTGCCGTGTAGTCGCCGGCGCCAAGTCCGGACAGGGTGCAGGTCGTGGCGCCGCTGGGCGTCTTGGCGGCCTGGATCACTTCGGTGCCAAGCAGGACCACGACGTTGTAGTCGATCGCGGCATTGACCGGGTCCCAGGTCATCCGGCCCTGGACGACTTCGCCGATAGTCTCGACGGTATAGCGCAGGTTCGTCGGAGAGCCGATGCCGCCGGTCGGCGTCTGGATGATCGACAGATAGTCGAAGGGCTCGCCCACGGCATCGTCGTAGAACTCGGGCAATTCCTGTCGCACGACGACACGCACGCCTTCCTTCGCGGAGAATCTCCACTCCAGCACCTTGAATTCGCCGCTAACGTTGATCGTCGGGAGATCCACGTTGATCACTCGTCCGGGGCGAAACTGGTAGCCGGCATAGTTGAGCGGGATCTCGAGCTGACCGCCGGCGCGCTGCCGGCGCAGCTTGATGTTGGCCAGGCGCTGGCTCTGGTGGGTGCTGGGCGAAAAGGGCGTATCGAGGGTGTCAGTGTTCTCGCCGCCGTCCTCGGCCACCCACTCATCCACGGTCACGGTGGGGTAGCTGGTTTCTTCCCATAGATCGGTGGGGGAGTTCCATTTACCGGCGACGCTGTTGATCGCGTCGCGCCGACTGACCTCCGGGCGACCGGTAATGCTGCCGACAACCATGCCCTGAGTGATAGTGGCCACGGCCGGCCCGTAGTAGGCGCCGACCTCGACGCCCCAGTAACCGCCGACACGCCGGGTGGTGCCGCCGAAGTTCTCTTCCAGGCTTGCGAGGGTCTCGTCCTTGCGCTGATCGGCTTTGTAGACGCCGCCGATGGCGTAGCGCTTGCGAAAGACGCCGTCCGGATCGGCGACGCTCTCGTCGGCGATGTTGGCCGCTGCTGACCAGGCATCCCACACGATGAACTGATCAGCGACGCCCAGACGGTTGCGGACATAGTCGAGGGTGCACAGCACGGCGTTGTCGCTGTAGCCGGTCTGGCCGGTGCGCGGGTCGTAGATGTTGCGGTTGCCGCGCACGACGAACAGCAGATCGGGAATTCCGGTGGCGAACTTGTCTTTGTCGAACGTGAGGGTGCCACGGACCCAAGACACACCTCGGCCCACCTGACTCTCCTTCCAGTCCGGGCAGTTGGCCAGCATGAATGGATCTGGCGTCGAGCGATTGACGTGGAGCTCCCAGTCGGCGAGATCGCCATACTCGCTCACCGGCTGCTGGTTGACGTAAATCTGCTCGAGGGAATCGATTTCACCCTCGGCGAGCAGGTAGGCGAGGTGCAGCTTCTCGCGCTTGGCGCCGTCGCCCGGCTCCTCCTGAGCCCAGAACAGCAGCCCGCCGGTGGCGGTACGCCCGTAGATGAAGTGTGCGGGCTCTTTGCCGCTGCGGATCGTCTGTTTCGTGTTGCCGGTGTCGCTCGCCGCCTTGGGCTTGTCGATGCCCGGGGCCAGGATCTTACTAATCGGCTTGAAGACGGCCGAGAACACCTTCGAGACGGCATCAACCGCTTTTGACATCGTCGACTCTCCAGTAAGCGGTGGGGCGGGCGCGGGTGATGGAGACGCCGTCGGGCGTCATGGCCCAGATCTCGCCGGCGAAAAGCACGCCGACGCACAGGCCGTCGGGCGACTCGAACAGGCAGACGTCGCCGCGTCCGGCGAGCGCGGGCTCGATGCGGTCGAAGTGGCTATCCAGCGCGGCCTCGATGCTGCCGTGGCCACGCTTTACGGCGGCGAAGGCGCCTCGGCGCGAGCGGTACTTGCCGCGGTACGGGCCGGAAGGATCCACGCCGCACACGGCGATGCAGCAGTCAGAGACGAACAGGCAGCAGTCCAGCTCGCCCCACGAAAAAGGGCGCCCGGAGGCGCCCTTGATGGTCTGCTGTAGCCGCGTGGGCCAGTCGTTGTATCGCATCGCTACCTCGGATAGCTGAAACCGGGCGAATCCTTCTTGGCGCCCCAGTAGATGGCCCAGTTGGCGAGCTGGGCGACGGCATAAAGCAGCCGGTCGCCGCCGTGCCGCGCGCGATGGCTGTTGTCGGACCAGACCTCGGTGCCTTTGCGTTGCCAGAGCACCATCTGGTCGGTCAGCTTCACGCTGATGGCGTTCTCGTCGGCGTTGCCGCCGTAGGACAGGTCGGCGGCGTCCATCAGGCCGTCGAACAGCACGTCGGCGACCAGCTCGCCGTCTTCGCCTAGGGCAACCAAGTAGAGACGCCCGGGACGGTCCCTGCATCGGTCCTGGAGCGTGTCCTTGGCGACATCGTTGTCCCAGCCGGAGAGGGTGAGGGTCACACTGCCTGCAGTTGACGAGCCGCCCTGGTCTGCCACCTCTCCGACTTTGCCCAGCGTCCCGATGCCGGTATACGTCTGGCCGTTGATGACCAGCAGCCCGGTGCCGGTGTGCGCCCGCGCCGGGCCGTCCTTGAACTCGAGCTCGGCGGCGTAGAGGAGGCGCACCTGCGGCCTGGCCATCATCTCGATCATGGATTCGGAGTAGGGGAACGCGTCCATCAGAATGCCTCGCGGGCTTGCAGGGTGATGCCGGCTTGGCCGACCTGGCGGCGGATTGGGTTGCCGCTGCTCGCCAGCCGCATGACACAGTACGGCGAGGCATATTCAATCGGCGCGGCGCTGGCCGGCGCTTCCCGGATCCACATGTTGAGCGGTAGCAGGGCGTTGCCGTTGGCATCGCTCTCCACGTCCTCTGGCATCTGGAACATCTGGTCGGCGACGGTGATGTAGTCGCCGGCGCGCAGCACCAGGCTGGACGCCTTCCAGAGGCGCGTCTGAAGCCTAATGCCCGTCTGATTGGCTCCGTCCACGATCGGATTGCCGACATCGCCGAGCGTGTGCCGGTAGCGGCGGTCGCGGAAGCGGAACCACCCGGTACGCCCGCGCAGCCGACCCAACGTAGCGGCCAGAAGCCGCTCCTTGTCGCGGCCCAGCGGCGGCAGTGTCATCGAAAGCTGCCAGTAATCGCCCGGGAAGCTGACGATCTGCTGAGCGTTCGAGAAGATGCTGGTGAACGCCATGTCGTTGTAGGCCACGCCGAACTCGCTGGACTGCGGGGCCAACTCGGCGGGCCAGTCGATTGTTGCCATGCTTAGACTCCGTAGGCCCGGCGAACGGGCCCGTTCTCGTAGGCGTCCTCGAGCATGATCTGGATGATCTGCTCGCGGTTCGGCCCTTCCGACTGACTGACGCGGGCGTTTTCTGCACCCTGGCCGTAGAGCTGCACGGTGACGCCCGGAACGCCGCCGCCACCTGACTGCATGTCGCGGTTGGACGTCACGGTGCCGTTGCGCCCGGGCAGCAGATAGGAGCGTGTGCCGTCGCTGTACATCTCCGGCTTACCGTCTTCGGTGACCCGGTACATGCTTCCTGCGTTCACGCCGCCGCCATACTGCCGGCCGCCGGCGACAGCAAGGCCGGAGGCGAGGGCGGTCGTCGACGAGAGGGCGGCCGCAGCCGGTATGGCGTTGCTGCCCATGGTGGCCAGAGAGACCATCGCCGCCGCCGGCGCGTAGGAGGCGGCGATGGTCGCCCCGGTGGCAGCGGCCGTAGCTGCCGCCGCGGACTGGTAGGCGCTACCCATCGCTGCATTGATGGCCATCTGCACGCCCAATTTGATAAACGACTGCAGCAGGCTGGCCACTACTGTTCGCCCGATCTCGGCAAGGATGTCGTTCAACCCCTCGCCGCGGCTCATGGCGTTGACGAAGGTCGAGCTGACAGTGTCATCCAGGTTGACGAACGACTCGGCTAGCGAGTCGCCCAGGAACTTCATCGGCTGGGCTGCGTTCTGCTGGAACTCGGCCAGCTTCGCCGAGACCTGCTGGGTGAATCCGGTGAGCTGCTGGATGCGGGCGGTCTGATACGCCAGCTCGGCGTCTTTCATCGCCTGCTGGTGGTTCTGGACCGAGGCCAACTCCTGAGCCTGGGCATTCAGCATGTCGACCTGTTTCTGCTGCTCGACCTTCAGCAGCATGTCGCGCTGCTCCTGGCCACCCATGCGCGTGTTGTCGATGACTTTCTGGCGCCGCTTGGCGTACTCGGCCTCGACCCGCGAGGTGGCGCTGCGCAGATCTCCCAACTCCTGGTCGTGGTACTCCTTCAGGGCCTTCTGGCGCGCAGACTGGTTCTTGATCAGCGCCTGCATCTGCTCGTCGCTGCCGGCTTCGGTGATGTCCAGGATCTCGCGATGCTGTTCGTCGTACTGCTGGTTGATCTGCTGGATGCCGGTGGCGTTGATGCCGGCGAGACGGTCGTTCAGCGACTGCATCTCCCGGGCGCGCAGGTCACCGCTGCGCTTCAGCAGGCTTTGCTGCTGCGCGCTGCCCTTTGAGGTGTGCTCCTGGATGATCTTGTTGCGCTCGGCGTACTCGCGCTCGATAGTCTCGCGCTCACTTTCGAGTTGCTGCTTGATCCGCTGGAAGCTCTTGTCGGCTGCGCCGCCGTCACCGCCCGTGCCAACCCCGCCACCGCCCGAGTCGTCATCCTCCCCCAGGGCCTTCAGGCTCTCCTGGAGCTGATCGATGGCACGCTGAGTGATCTCGGTTTCTTCGTTGATGCCCCGCAGCTTCTGAAACTGGGACTTCCTTGCCTTCCCAGCAGCATCATCGGCAGAGCTCGAATTGCGTAGAGGCCCCGGCACGTTGTACCGGTCGTTGATGCTATCGATCTCGTCACGAGCGTCGCGAGCCGCCTGCTGCAGGCCGATCATCTTGGTCTGCATCTGGCTCAGGCCGTTCTGCAGAGCAGCGCGGCTGTTCTTGTCGAAAGCTTCGGTGAGACCCTCGACAGCAGTCTTGGCGCGCTGAGTGGGGGCGTGCAGCTTCTCAATATCGTCGCGGAACAGCACCAGGGCCGAGCCAACGGCGATCAGAATGCCCACCGGGCCGCCCAGCAGTGCAAGGGCGGTTCGCAGACCACCAACCGCCACCGCCGCTCCCTTGGCGACGACACCGGTAGATTTCATGACGGCGTTGGTTTTGGCCTGCTGAGATGCGACGGCCGCCCCGGATGCTGCCGTCGTGCTATTGGCTGCCGCGAGCCGTCCTTCCGCAGCGGTCAATGCGTTATTGACCTCGACCAATTGCCGCCTGATAGCCACTTTCTGCCCGGTGGTCTTAGCACTGGCTAGCGCGGCGGCGTAGTAAGCGCGATCTGCTTCGATCTCCGCAATGGTTGAGCGAGCGGCGTTACTGGCAGCAATAGCCTTTTGATGATGTGCTCGAGTCGCCTGGAGCGAGGCCTGCGCTGAATCACGGTCAGCAGCAGCCTGACGCACCGCGGCGCCGGCGAGTGCTAGATGGGCAATGGCCCCGGCACCCAGGGCATTAGCGTAGCGCCCGGCGATCACGCCAGCGATCGCTACCGCCGATGCCGCCAGCCCATCAACGTGATTGGAGAGGGTGACAACACTCTGCCCCAGATTGCCGATCACGCCCTGGGCGCTCTCCGACGAGCCCATGAAGCTGATCATGTTGTTGCGTGCGATGGTCAGGCTGTCGGAGAACGAGTTGGTGGCCTGGCCCGCCTCTTTGTCGATGGTCTTCGAGTAGGAGAGAACCGCTTTGATCAGTTGGTTGGTCGAGAGCTTGCCCTCGGCGCCCAGCTTCTTCAGTTCGATGGTGCTCTTGCCGGTCGAGACGCGCAGCGCATCCAGCAACAGCGGCGCCTGATCCATGATCGTGTTGAACTCCTGCCCCTGCAGGATGCCGGCGTTGAACGATTGCGAGAGTTGCAGGATCAGCGCTGAGGCGCCCTGGGCGCTGGCACCATTGGCGCGCAAGCTCTTAGACGTCAGATCGACGAAGCGAGTCAGGTTTTCCTGCTCATAGCCGAGCCCGCGAGTGGCCCGCGCCACCTTGGTGTAGAGCTCGGCGGTATCCTCGATGTTGATCGCCGAGCGATTGGCCACGGCCAGCAGTTCGCGGTTGACGGCAGTCAGCTCGCGCGTGCCACTGGTCACCTGGCGCAGTTGGTTCTGCGTGCGCGTCCAGGCGTCGGCATAGCTGATGATCTGGCGCACCGAGAGAGCGGCCGTGATAGCGCTGACGATGCCTTTAAGGCGAAAGCCGGAGGTAGCGGTGGCATCGAAGCTGGCACCCAAGCGGCGGCTGGCCTTATCGCCCCGTCCCAGGGAGCGCTCGATTCGCTTGGAGGAGCTGTCAACGTCGCGCTGGGCGCGCAGCAGCCCCTCGGTGCGCCCATCCACTTCATACCAGATGGTGCCGACCGATCCGTCCATTCATTTTCTCCAGGCAATAAAAAAACCCCGCCGAGGCGGGGTTCTGAGTGGTTAAGGGTGGGGCGTCAGAGTTTTTGCAGCATCAACCACACAAAGCCGGCGATGACGAAGAAGGCGATAACCTTGCCCAGAGCCTGGCCGGCTCTTTCCGTCTTTGCCTGCTCGCTCAAGACCCTCTCTGTCTCGGCATTAGTCCGAGTGGTAATGGCGTTGAGCTCATCGGCGTAAATGGTGAGGAAATCGGTCTGCTCGCTTACCGACATGCCGGTCAGGTGAGTCGAGTAAATCTCGTCCTGATGGCGCCGGGAGATAACCTCAAGGTCATCGCCTCTCTCGGCTCCCGCTGCAAGCTCGGCAGAGTTTCTCTCGGCCAGCGCGCGCACGGCTTCACGGTCGATCCAGCGCTGTGATTCCGTCATGCCTATATCTCCACTAGCCATTTCCTCTATCTCTGTTTTGGATAGCCTTTGTGAGCCGGTGCCTGATCTTCGATGCCCTGGGGCCAGCAGATATATCGATCGTTGGGTGCGGCGCCGTTCTGGCGTAGTTCATGAAGTCTTCCTCCATGGCAATCCACCGCTCGCAGATTGCCACCTCCCCAGAGTAGTCCTTCGCCTTTTTGCAAAGAATGGCTGCTCGCTCAAAGTAGAAGGGCGCTGGAGAAAGCTTGGATCCTGACTGAGCCCAATACACGTTTTCTTCTGATTGGCAGCATGCCAGCATCGTCTCGAGGTCATGCTTGTGAGTCTGAGCGTAGTGGTAGTTCGAGATGCCGTTCACCTCAGGATTCATGCCCTGGGCGCGTCGTATCTCTTCAAACGTGATGGTGTAACCTTCGGAGGCAGGTTCACCATTTGCAACTGATCTCGAAGACCATCGCTTAAACAGATTCCAGAACATCGCCACTCCCTAACACGTTGCGTGGCTTGCAGCTCAACCTCGATATTCGCACAGCTTCGGGTTAGACGCGTCGAAAGGGCTTTCTTGGATCAGACCGGGAACCTCGCTGCCGCTGCAGCCATATTTCTCCCAGGCCTCCCTGCACGTGGATGCCGAGTCATGATCGGCTACGTAGAATAGCCCTTCACGAAAGCCATCACTTTTGCGAATGGGGGTTTCCCGGGCGGCGTTCACCTTTCCCTCGGTATCTATTCTCAGTTGCAAGCTGTCACACTGAGCGGCCGCCTGAAGAGCAAAGCCAAACTGGTATGGGGTAGGTGCTGCCTGTGCAGCTGTCGTACCCAACAGGGAGATCACGCCGACTGCTATCCACTTCTTCATACTGATCCCTCACATAGTAGACGCCGCTCTGAGGCGGCTGTCACAGCAGGGTATCGGCTATAGCTGCGCGTTGGTAGGTCTGGTGGTGGACGATAGACCATCGAACAGATCGATCTTTCAGAAACAGTGCTTTAGAAAACGCTGCACTTTTGGAGGCACGCTGCGAGATACCCTAAAACCTTGCACAACCATTTCGAAAGCATCCTCAGGAAGAGGATCACGAGTCTCAAATTCGCCGATCTCTACCCTTTGAATGATGTCATCAACGGCTTTGACGTATGACCTGGCATAGAGCACATAACTAGGTCGATTCACGAATGAGTGCGCGCAGTTATCGGGAGTCAGAACACATGCTTCGTCGTAACGAACGCCATCACGAATCGAAGATATGTTGACCAGCACAACGGATGGGAGCTTAGTAATCGGATTAACAACAGGATCGTTGATGACAATATGAAGGTGCGGCACAGGCCCCGATAAAAAGACTAACGTTCCTCTTCTCAGGGGCCTGTAATTGGTCATCGCATCTCAGCCATTACTGAATGGATGTGACGCTGGCGAAAGATTTCTCGCGTCTGCGCCTCGGCAGACTCTGGGGTCCAGCCAAGAGCTTTAAGCATGTCCTGCGGACTGATGGGGCGCGCCGAGCCGAACGGGTCATGCCACTCTTCGCACGAGTCGTGCGTATATTCCACAAGCTGCCAACGAGTCTTCGCTCCATGCTCTTCCCAAACACGGTCGAGAACGTCGATGTCGGCCTCACTGAGCTCGTCGTAGTCATCTCGAGTGACATCATGGTTGGCCAGAGCAACCTCAAAAGAGGGCGCCCCAGTTACCCAGCGCTCCCACTCGCCCGTGCGACTAGCGCCCTGAATGAGGTCGAGGACATTTGAAAGAACCGGTCCATGTTTCATGGAGAACCACGAATCATCGCTGATCGGGTAACCGAATTCGGCCATCGATTCACGATCAGCAAGGTACATCAGCTTGATGAGTTTCAAATACGACATTTGCCCGCCGCGCTTCTGCAGCAGGTATGCCGCTACCTGGGCTGATTTTTCTTCGCTAAACATGATTGACCTCCTTCGGCCTAGCTGGCCTATCGCTCATTTATGAGCGATACGAATGTTAATCGTAAGGTGGCCTTTCATCAAGGACTGCTTGTGGAGCTAGATTGGCGCAAGGGTTGCCTGGGAAGGCCTGGAGGTGGCCGCTTTTACCCGTGATCGGATGCTGGTCACCTTCGAATAGAGCGCCTCGGCTTCATCTGCAGTCAACGGCTCGTGCTCGTCTTCCTTGGGCGGGTACTTGGCATCCATCGCGCGCTGGAACTCGATCATGGTCATGGCCCAGGCCTCGGGAGCCGAGACGCCGAGATGCGCCTGGGCGGCGCCGACGAACTCCGCCGGCGAGAACTCAGCCGAGGCCTTCCCGTTGGCCTTCGCCCTGCGCCGCGGCTCGCCGACGATGCCGCTGACGGCCAGCCGCACGCCCAGAATGTGGATCTCTGCCGGTGGCATGCTGCCCAAGACGTAGCGCAGCCGGCCCCGGTGCTCACGGTAGTAGCCGATGAGGCGGTCGAGATCGGCGGGTTGCCCCACGTAGCATGCCGACAGGACGGCCATGGCGCAGACATAGCCGTCCATGCCCTCGCGCTGCACGCGTGCCAGAAGTCGGCCCAGGGCGGCAGGGTCGCCGAGCGAGCCGATGGCGGCGAGGGAAGGGCGGAACAGATAGCTCCGCTCGCCCCAGGTAATGCCGATCTCGCCCGAGTGGACGTTGGCCATTACGCGCCCGCGCTCTCGGTGGCGATGGTGTAGGCAAAGCTGTTGCCTTCCATCGTCCAGCTAGCCACGTCGTCGTGCGGCGCGTTATTGCGGAAGCTGGTCAGCAGAGCGGTGCCGGTGTAGGTACGCAGCTGGCTATCGCCGCGCGGCACGCTGATGCGCAGCCAGATGGTCGGGTAGCCGGTGGCGCTACCGTTGCCGGCAGGGTCGTTCACGAAGTCCTCGAGCGCGTCGACGTTCTTCGTGGTGTCCTTGGTGGCCAAGCCGTCGAAGCTGATGTCGGATTGCTTGTAGGTGACCAGGTTCTCCTGGGTCATATTCGGGCTGTCGTCGGTCGTGGCGTCAGTGGTCTGCCACTCGGCACCCCATTCCTTGCCACGCATCGCGCCCAGCGTGAGCCACTCGCCCGGATTGGTGCTGGCTTCGGGGTCGGTCAGTGCGATCTCGACCAGCGCTTCGCGGCCCATGTATTTCTGAATCGGTTGCAGTGCCATGGTGTCGGCTCCTTCAGGTCCAAACGCGGACGTTGAGTTCGTAGAGTGATCGCCCGGATTCGAGCGTGGAGGGGCCGACAACGTCGGCCAGGATCTGGAAATTGCACACGCCGGCGGCGGTGTGGTTGGCCAGCAGGTAGTCGCGGATGGCCACGGCCCGCTCGTAACCGGTATCGGGGCGGTCGGTGCAGAGCGCCATCGTGACGCCAGGCTGCTGCATCAGCTCGTCAGGAGCAGCGCCGCCGTCCGGACGGAACAGGATCGAGTCGGCGGCGCCGGCCTCGGTGTTCTCCGGGTACAGGCGAAAAAAAACCGGCGCCAGGCCGGTCAGTTGCTCGCCCGCGGCGAGATGTTCGTGGAGCACGCGCAGTGCGTTCATCGGCGATAGCTCCGCTTGATGTGGGCCTCGATATCGGCGCGGCCGTCACGCTCGAATCCCTTTTTCAGGAACTCATCCTCTGCAGCGGCCTTCTGCCAGTTCTTCGATCCGCCGTCGTGAACCGCCGCGGCGTAGGCGGCGGTGTAGGCGACCATTCCCTTTGTGCCGGTGGTCGTGCTGATGACCTGGCGATAGCGGCTGTTGATCAGGTTGGACGTATCGACCGGCGTCAGGTTGACCGCATAGCCTTCGCCGATGATCAGGATCTCGGTGACGACCCGCTCGGTCAGCGGGCCGGCGATGCGGCCGACGGTGCGAGAGAAGTTGCGCCGGACGTCCCGGCCGCCTCGGATCGGCATAGATCACCTCACGCTGCGTCGATCGATAGGACCATTTGGAGCTGATCGCGCCAGTGCTGCACCTCAGCTTCGAGCGGCGGCTTTTTCCACCGGTGGCGGGCGAGCTCCCGGCCGGCGGTGCTGCCTCTCTCGTTCTGCTCTTCGAGTCGCTCCTGGGCGACCTGCAGGTGACGCCAGGCATCGGGCTCTCCATGGATCAGCGCCTCGATCTGCATGTCGCACCAGACAGCGAATCGTGCGTCTAGCCAGCGAGCGAACTGGACAGCCAGTCTCGGGTGCAACCACGTGCCAGGCGCTCGGCCGCCGCGGCTGGTGCGCACCAGGCCAAAGTGAGATTTTCCCACTTTGCTTTCCCCGATGGCCTCGGCCAGCGCTTCGAGATAGTCGGCAGTGTCAGGAAGGCGCAGCCAGTCCACCGGCCTCTTGCCGAATCGCTTAGCGATGTCGGTTGCGTTGATCCAGCCGTCATGGGTGAAGCAGACCGCCTGACCTTGGTAGGGAAAGGGGATGATGTTGCTCATTGCGGATACCTCAGTAGGATGAGCCCGTCGCACAGAGACAGCGGCCCCAGAGCTAACCGCGCTCACCGGACCCATCCTGCTGAGGACTCTGGATTCGCGCCGTGCGAGGCGCATACGAAAACGCCCCAGCATGTGCCGGGGCGTCGGGTGCAGCTTGTTGAAGGTATGGATCAGGTGAAGAGCACGAAGTCCGGATCCTCGCCGAAGAAAGACATGTCCCAGCCGCCGACCTTTTTGATCGTTTTGGCGGTGGCCGGCGGCGCCTCATCCTCGATCGCGGCGCCAATCACAATCCGGTCGCCGGCTTTGATCTTCATGGGGTTCTCATGCCACACGGTGTCGCGCGGCACGAACTGCTGGCCGTTGTCGTCAGTCTGCGTTTCGCCCATGTTCTCGAACGTGCAGGCGATGACATGCGGGCCGTCGTAGATCGGTTCGCGCGTGTACGGATCGCGCTCGCCGGTCTGTAGCCAGAGGGTGGCCCGATTCGTGTAGGTCCAGCGCGCCGTTGCGCTCATGCGCACCCCCGGCGCCGCCCAGGTCCGGCCACGGCAATGAATGGCCGCGCCTTGTCGGACTGCAATAGACGGGTAACGCATCCAGCCGTGTCTAGCGAGCGCAACGCAGAGCCCCAGTTGGTGGAGTCGATGCCCGCGCCACTGGGCGTGGCGAATGAACGCGACGCGCCAGAAGGTGCCGACTGGCTTCGAATCTGTCCGCCGGCGGCAAGGGTGGCAAGGTGCCCGACAGCGTTGATCTTGAGGATCCGCTGGGTTGTCTCGGGCACCCGGTTCTTGTCGAGGCAGACATCGGCGCCATCGACCACCGCAATGAAGTCGCGGAGCATCGCGTCGGCGCCAGTGATGCCGTAACCCCTGACGTCATCGGTGGTGATCGTGGCGGCCATGGGTCAGTCCTTCTCGGAGAGCTTGGCTTTCTCGAACTTCGCTTCCAGCGTGTCGAGCTTGCTGTTCGGGCCCGGGCGCTCGCCGGTCAGCTTCTCGATCTCGTCGGTCAGCCAGGCCCTGCGCTTCGCGTCAGCCTCGGCGCTGGTGTCCTGGGCTGGCTGCTTCTTCGCCTCGGCCTGGGCGCCAGGCTCGGCGTCGTCGGGGCGACTATCGACCGTGGCGGTCACGCTGGCCTTGAGTTCGGCGTTCTCGGTCTCCAGCGCCTCGTTGCGCGCCTTCAGATCGGTGTTCTCCTCACGGAGTTCGGCGTTCTCGGTCTGCAGGGCTGTCAGATCGCTGCCGGCATCCTTGTCGGTAGTGAGACCGGTCTCATTGACCACTTCGACCTTACCGGCGTAGACGCGCGGAATGGTCTTGCCCTCGACAGTGATGATGTCGCCAACGCTCTTGCGGCGCCCCTGGGTGTCATACAGGTTCGGTCTCGTCACTCGCAGTTTCATAGCGGGTTCCTGTCATCAGAAAGAAGAAGGGGAGCCGAAGCTCCCCGTGGATCACTCGGACGCGGCGTAGAGCCAGGCTGTGCGGCCGTTGACGTCCGCGCGGATCTCCAGGCCCATCGCAGACCACACGATGAACTGGTGGCGAGCGAACGGCGTCTGGCGCGGCAGAGCGAGGTTCGACACACCCTGGCCCAGCAGAGGCGCGATGTACTCCTGAGACAGGGCGCCCATGATCAGCTCGTTGCCCTCGAGCCCGGACAGCTCTTTGATCGCTCCGATACCGGCGAGGCTTTCGAGCTCCTGGCGAAGCGTACGCGTGGCCGTGATGTTGCCTTCGAGCACGTAGTAGCGATCCATCGTCGCGGAGATCTCCGGCGAGGCGTAGACCGTCAGGTCGGCGACGACGCGATTGTCGCGGCGGACGATGTCGCGCAGGCGAATGAACTCGTTGCGCACAGCGTCCGGCGCGGTGGCGGTGCTGGTCAGATCGATACCGATCGTGGCCTTGGCCGTGTTGGCGCTGTTGCGAATGCCGTAGGACTTCACGCCCTTGAACTCGAGCGGATTGCCGTTGGCATCTACCACGCCGTCCAGGCATGAGCCAGCCATGCGCTCGCGCACGGTTCGGGTAGAACCGGCCTGGTCGTCGAGCAGATCGTTCCAGCCCTCGGACTGCTGGCCAGCCAGCTCCCGCCATTCGCGGTAGTAGCCGGACTGGTGAACCGGAACGATCGCGCCATCGTACTTGTACGAGGTCTGATCGTTCGGAATCGGCTCGAGTCCGGACATGCTGGAAGTGGCCGCGCCGCCGGAACCGGCCTGGCGGTACTGGTGGATCATCTTGCCGATGTTCAGCGGCCGTGCCAGCGGCATCAGGTCGTTGAGCAGTACCTCGACGTTCGGATCCAGCATGATCGCCTTGGTCTGCGCATCCATCTCGGCATAGACCGGGTAGGGCACGGGTGCCGCGGCGTTGCCGACCATCCCGGGCATCGGGATGCCGGCGAAGCCGCGCTCGGTGTTCGCGTGCAGCGCGCGGTGGGCCTGGAGGTATTCGTACTGCCCCCGCAGGCTCCGATTTGCTGCCACGCTCTTCTTGTCGAAAACGTAGGTAGTCATCGTGACCCCTTAGATGAACTTGACCGCGACCAGCTCGGAGCTGGTACCGGTGGTGATGGTTTCGGCGGCGTTACCGATTGAGGTCGAGCCGTCCTCCGGGTCGGTGGCCGTCAGCGTGCCGCCGGAGGTCGCGAAGAGCGGCGCATCCTCGACGATGTCCTGGCTGCCATCGGCCAGCACGTTCAGGATCAGGCCGGGACCACAGTAGAACGCGGTCGCCAGATCGTCCGCCGTATAGGCCACGTCCACCGGCGCCTGGCCGAGGTGATCGCGATCCAGCACATAGCTGACGTTTCCGGGGCCGGCTGCGAACTTGCCGTTGGCGTCCAGGTGAACGACGGTGCCGGGCAGGGTCTCGGCAGCAACCGGCGACTCCTTGCGCAGCGGCTGGTCAAGCATCTGCGCCGGCGCGCAGAAGATGACGTTCTTGCCGTATTGGGTGTAGTTGCTCATGGATTACTCCGGCAGGGTGTTGGTGTCTTCGCCTTCACTGCCGGCGAAAGCGCTGTTGAGGTGGAAGCCGTTGCGCGGCTGCAGGCTGTTCACGACCTTCTGCTTCGCGTTGGCAGTCATGCCGGACAGCTCTTCGTCGGTCCAGCCGTTGGCCTTCAGCTTCTCGTCGAGCTTGGCACTCTCGGCCTTGGCAGCCGCATCGGCGTTTGCCTTCAGGGCCTTGAGGGCTTCGCTGTCGGCCTGCTGGTTGGTGGCCAGCGTCTTGATCTGCTCGCCCTGGGTGTTCAGGGCCTGGGTGATCGGCGCCAGTGCTGCCTCGAGCTGTTCTTTCGTCAGTGACATATCGCCCTCCGGGGCATTCGCATTTGCGGTGGTGGTGGTCTGGGAGCTTTGCGATTGCGCGCCCCCGATGGCGCTCTTGATGGCCTCGACGAAGCGCTCGACGCGGCCCTTGTTCTGCTCGCGCTGCTCGGCGCGATCAGCGATGCGGATGATGTGCTCGGCTGCGGCGGTGATCTCGTATTCGGCGTCGTCGCTGAACTCGACGTTTGCCTGCAGCACCTCGGCCTCGTCTCCGGCGGCGTTGACGAACATGCCAACCCCTTCCGCCGGCGTTGCCGCCCCGGGCTCGCCGATCAGGATCGCGTCGTGATCGAACTGCATGTTGTGAGCCGACCAGGTGTAGCGCTTGCCCTTGCTCTCACCGTTCGCCACCTTGATCTCAAGCTCGAGGCCGGTGCTGGTGTGGATGGGCTGCTGCTTCTCGATGGCCTGGATCAGCTCCCGACCCTCGGCGGTTTGGTTGGCGACGCGGATGTTCACCACCTTGTCGAGCAGCACGCGGCCGCCTTCGCGCCGGACGTTCTCGTTCCAGGCACCGATCCAGTGCTTGTTGATGGCGTGAGGTGAGCGGGCGGGCACAAACTGATTGCCGACCTTGGGGTGACCGAGCGGCGCCGGCGTACCCTCGAGGCCCTTGTAGCTGGCCTCGATCTCGGCGGCGCTGTAGAGGCCGCCATTCATCACGCAGTCATCGGGCAGGGTGGCCGACGGGATCCGGTAGTGGTCCTCGCCGTTGATGGTTTCTTTCTTGATCTGAGACGCATTCACACGCGTCACGATGTGGGCATGTTTGGTCGTGCTCATGCGTCCTCCAGAAACGAGAAAGCCCCGCCGGTTAGGGCAGGGCCAGGAACGAAAAAGCCCAGCTCGGGGCTGGGCTTGCTTGAGAACTTAGCGGCTTTATCGGGTGAAAGTAAGGCCGACCAAACGGGCCTCAATACCGCCATGAGTGCTTTCTGAGTAATCGGATTCGGGTAAGATTCTACCCCCTTCGCTCATGCCGTTTTCCAATGCTACCGCTTTGAATTGATTTACCCCGGTCACAAAGTCGAACCCCGAGCCGTCCTCACTCTTAATCATGATCATGTCGTCGGGATCAGACTTCTTCAGCTCTGCAATCAGGTCCTTCACTCTTAGTCGCATTTCAGCCCCTTATTTATTGTGTACATCAGAAAATATCTGCTGTCGCGGCCACCGGATCAAGAGTTGTGTTTCACGATCCGATACATCGCCTGCCCGGGCACAACCGACAACACTTCGCCGGGCTCAAGCTCTGGCACCGGACGATTCTGCAGCCGCCCACACTCATCCGCCATCAGCCGATACTCGGCGATGCGACGGTACTCGAACTGGCTCTGCACCAGGACGATCATGTGGGTCTGCTCGGTCACGCGGCGGCCTTGAAGAATTGGCGACCCTGCAACTGTAGCTTGCCGGGCAGCGCGTCGGATAGCGGCTTGCCTTTCTCGTCGACCAGGATCGCCACCTGGGTGCACTTGCAGTTGATGGCGTTGCCGTCCCGGGCGTAGAACTCCTGGACCTCTGCCCGCGTGTAGGTGTGACCGTGTCGGCTGGCGTGAGTAGGGCGGGTGGTGGCCGATAGCGCCGATACCCAGAGCAGGCGCGTGCGGATGCCTTCTGCGTTGGTCTGGGCGTCTTCCTCCCAGATAGCCCGACGGTGGGCGACGTTGATCTCGGTGCGGGCGATGCGCTCAGCTCTGGCCCGCGCGCCGGTGGTGCTGCCGTCATCCAGAGCCCGCACGCCGATGCGAGCCTTGATCGTCCTAGCGATCACCCGAGGCGACTGGCCCCGGGCCATGCCGTCGGCCAGAGTTCGGGCAAGCTCAGTGCGTAGCTGATCACTGAAGCCTCGCATCTCCTCGAAGATGCGGGCGCGCAGCAGGGCGATTCGCGTGCGGTAGGGCGCCGAGATGAGCGTCTCTTCGACCGTCCGCCGGAATGCCTCTGTCTGGGCTGCCAGGCTGACCACGGAAGCCGCGGTGCTCTGCTGGTAGGCCAACTCGGCCTGGCCAACGACGATCGGCTCGCCGTTGATAGCTCGTATGATCCACTCGTTGATCAGCTCGGCGATGTAGGCGTTCACGTCATCGAGCACGAACTGGTCGAGCAGGTACTCGTAGGTACGGTCGTCGCCCTGGGCATTGGCCGCCACCTCGCGATAGCCGATCTGCTCGAACCGCTGCAGCACGCCGCGCTGGATTCCGGCGAGCGCCGTCTGGATCTGCTTGAACGCTCTACGCCGCTGCCGCCCCGTCTGAGTCGGGCTCGCTTGATTGCGCGGTAGCGCCGGCTGCCTCGCCATCGTCGTTTCCCTCCGGCACATCGTCGTCGTCCAGGTCGTCGGTGTCCGGCGATCCTTCGTATCCGGCCACGTCGCGGATCTCTTCGACAGTGAACGCCGGCGGCTCGCCTGTGCCCAGGGCCGCCTTGTTGACCTCGCTCATCGTCTTCGCGTTGCCGAGCTTCTCTTCGAACGTCGCGTCGGTCAGGTCGTCCCATCCGATGTAGAACTCGAACGACGGCAGGGCGCCGAACCGCATGAGTTTCGAGACGAGCTTCTCGACAGCGGGGATCGCGAACCGGCGGCGCCGAGTCATGTTCGTCTGCGCCCATTCGCGGCTGTTCTCGTCGCTGGAGCGCTGGCTGATCTGCTGGCCCAGCAGCACCGGCATTGGGCACGAGACGCCGGCGGCGTAGGACTGCATGGCCACGGCGACGAACTGCTCAGGTTGTGGAAGCTGGTAGGCCATAACCTTTGCCTCTAGGTTGCCGGTCATCAGCATCTTGTCCAGCCCGGCCGCATAGTCGGCTGCAGTCTCATTTAGCTTGTCGGCCACATGATCAACATCTACGCCATACATCTGCGCCAGACTCTGGACATCGACTCCCTCGCTCCCTGTGGAGTGCAAGGAAAGAGCCCCTCGCGCCGTTTTCCAAAAACCCTCGCCGCCGGCGCCGACGATCTTTTCGATGGTCAGCAGGTCATTGAAGCCGGCTTCGTTCGCCGGGATGCCGTAGATCGTGTCGTCGTCCGCGCCCTCGGCGATGATGTGCACGCGGTCGGCGTGGATGGTGAGGCTCTGGCGTTCGTCGCAGCCGGCATGAACCGCCTGGGGATTGAACTGGTAGCTGATCGGGTTGCCGTACTCCGGCGACGCCGGGTCCTGTTCGAATTCCAGCGGCTCGAGTTGCGCTTCAAACAACGGCTGCATCTTGAGCAGCATGACCGGTCGCGTGACTGGCTTGCTCGGTTGAACGCCGTCATCGAACACGAGATACAGCGCCGAGTAGCGGCCGACGCGGCCGCGCCAGTCGGCCGCCTGCATCCGGTTCCAGAACGATAGCTGCTTGAGTACGCGGGCGATTTCACGCTCGCGCTTTGTCTCCTTGTGCGGCTTGTCGCCCTCCATGCCCTCGACGATCCAGGGATTCGTCTCCCATGTCTTCTCGACGTGGCGCATGACGCCCGCCCGGGCGATGCCGTTGCGCTTGAATATCGAGTAGAAGTTGTCGAACTCCAGGACCTCGGGGTAGCCGTAGTCTGCCCACGCCGTAGCGCGCTTGGCGTCGTTGCTCATCGTCGGCAAGGCGCCGCCGAATAGGGGGCCCCGGCGCATATTTTGGTATGGCACAAAGCCCATAGGGGACCTCTATCGTCGTTGGTGCCGGGAGAGTACGAGCCCACCCGACTTGTGCTTGATCAGCGGCGCCAGGGCGTACCGTGTAGCGTCGATGTAGTGGTTGTGCTTATCGACGATGTCGGTCAGCACGTCGCGGCTCAGGCGATCCACCTTGTAGCTGTAGAGCCGCGCTTCCTTGAGCGTTGCGGGGCAGCGCGGGTGAATGATGATCTCGGCGTAGCTGCGCAGGTGCGCGATGCCATCCTCGACACTGCCGGGCCACTTCGTCACGCCCTCGATACTGGGCAGGTTGTCGCGCTGGCCGTTGCCGTTCGACTTCACGTGGCTGATCGTTTCGGGGCGGGCTGAGTCGGCGCGGACCTTGTGCCGCTCAACGCCAGGCAGCCGAGCGATCATGAACTTGGCGATGTCGTCGTTCTCGAGCGCCACCTTGCCGGCCTCGTATTCGATCCAGAGCCGTCGGTCATAGACCCAGCACTTGATGCCAGCGGTCGGGTCTTGGGAGAAGCCCCAGTCGATACCGAAGTAGGGGCCATCCCAACCGCGCCCAGGCTCGAACTCCGCGACGCGGTACTTGCCGGACAGGATCTGCGCCTCGCTGTTCTCGCGGTAGGCGCCGTCCCAGATCCACGCGTAGGTTTGGTCGTCGAGCGCTTCGCGGTCGTTGAGGCGCTCTTCATCGAGAACAGCCGGGAACCACGGGTTATCCGTGTAGTTCAGCTCGACGATCTTGGCGTTGGCCGGCGCGTTCTTCCGAAACCGAGTATCGGTGGGGCTGCCGTCGAGTTCCGGGTTCCATGTGACCCACACCTCGGAATTCTGCTCGCGCACCGTGGGCAGCAGCTTCTGCCAGGCGATCTCGCTGACCGTCTCGGCTTCATCCACCCAGGCGATCAGGATGCGTGCCTTGGACTTGATGCTGTCTAGGTTGTGGCGCATGCCGGCGAAGGTGTACCAGACCCGCCGATTGCGGGTGCGGATGTACTTCTCGCCGATGTCGAAGTAAGCGTCCAGCCAGTCCACCGAGCGGATCGCTTGCTTGACCTCCTCCATGCTCGAGTCTTCGAGCGAGTTCATGTACTCGCGGCCGCACAACACGACGCCCGACTGACCAGCCTCGGCGAACATGTAGGCTCTGACGGCTGTCATCAGCGCAAACGAGCGAGTCTTGGCCGAGCCTCGGCCGCCGTAGGCGCCTCGGTAGCGAGCCGTTCCGCTGAATACCGGGATGAGCTTAGGTGGTAGCTGGATCCTCGCTGTCGTCATGAGGCGCCACCAGCTCGATTATCGTGGGTTTCGGGGTCATGCTGCCGTCGCTCGAAACGTGATCGACGCGATCGGTGAACATGCCGAGATGCCGCGCGACGTTCTCCAGTGCCTTGGCCTGGTCCTGCATCTTGACCTCGAGGCCTTCCTTGGTCTGCTTCACGCCGGCGAACAGCATCTTCGCCTCAGGCCCTAGGTTGCGGGTGTCCTCGGCATAGACGCGAGGCAGGCCCTCGCCGCCGCACTCCGGGCAGGAAGGGTGGGGCGTGTGGAACGGGCGAAAGCCGTAGCCACCCTCGTCGCTGGGCTCCTTTCCCTCGTCGGCGTTGTCCATCGCTCGGCTGAACTCTGCCTCGTCCTTCCACTGGAAGAGATGGTCATCGCCATGGCAGTAGCGGCAGCAGCCGCGGCGAAGCTGGGTCAGGGAGCCAGGATCGGCAGTGGCGATACTCCACCAGCGGTCCAGCACCATGTCGGCGGTGATCCTGGTGCGCGCCGAGCGTTCCTTGAGCGCGGCATTCACAGCGTCCCACACGTGCCTCATGCCCTCCGGGCAGGAATCCCTACTTTTCCCTACCCAGAGCGGCGCTTTCTTGTCTGCCGTCGATTTGGCGAACCCTGCGCGGATAGCGGCCTGGGTGGCATTCATGTCAACGAGGTACTCATCGACGAAACAGGACTGCCGGGCTGTCAGCTCGACAGCCTCGCGGGCAGTCTTCATATTCGTTTCCTTTCCAGAGGCTCTCGTGTGAGAGGGAGCGATTTCAATTTCAAAAAAGGGGGCTACATGGGCGAAGACATTGTCAAAGGACTTGTCTCAACTCTGCCACTTACAGGTGCAGCGGTGACGTTTTTCACGCACCTCCGGAGCCACCGGCTGACTCAGAGCACCAACAAAACGAACCTTAGATTGAGGATCTTCGATTTCTGGCAGCTCCACCAGGATCGGGCTGCGCTAGACGAAGCGCCTAACAAGCAGTTGAGGCACCTCTTCTATCTCTATTCCGGCCAAACCGTAGAAGGGCGTTTGGTATGGGCTGCGCTGCGTGATCACCCTGACCCTGAGGCGATCGAACAGTTGGTGTTGGCCCACAAGGAGGTCAAGGTAGGAGAAGATCCCGGTTTCATACGGCATAAACGGCCACGCTGGAAACTCGAGGGGACGGAGGCATTACTTATTATCATCTACGTACTGGCTACGTTGAGTTGGTTCCTACTGATAGGCCCTGGAGTACGGTGGATATATGGTGACCTTGACTCCTTGAGCCTACTGGACAAACTCGGTTCTGCTTTAGCAGTGCTGATTTCCAGTGTTCTGGTCATCGCATATGTGAGCTACTGCTTCCGATACATTGAGAAGGCGCGAGCAGCGAGAAGGCTGACTCAGACAAAGCGAATGAATATCTGGCAGGCGCTCCGTCTTCGATGTGTAGATATTTGGCAGCAAGCTAGGGCTATGCCGAGCTGGCTAAGGGGCCTGCTCCCGTAAAATTTATCTCCTAGCTTCGCTCCATCTGTCACGGATTGGCCTTAGTGACGATCTCGCGCATCAGCGATGTCTTACGTTGACCAGTGATAGCAACGTGCTTGTCGTTCGAGCGGGCGTTGATGTTCACGCCCACTACCGTACCCATCGCCACCACCAGGGTGATGACGGCATCCATGAGCGAGGGCAACTGGCTGGGATCTCGCAGGATCGCGGCGCAGAGAGAGAAGGCTAGGCCGCCGAACGACAGTGCCATTACCCATCCGACAGCGGGGCGCCAGCCGCTCTTGAACCATCCGTCTGCCTGCAGCTCGTCGCGCATCGTCTCGTTGACCGTCTCCTGCCGACGGGTCTCGGCTTCGACGCGGGCCTGCTCCAGGCTCAACTCGGCCGCTCGGACCTTGGCCAGCGATTCGGGATCGCTCTGCAGCGCCTGATTTACCGCTTCCGGCGTTGAGCTGACGCCCAGGGCAGCGGCGACGAACTTGCCGGCGATCTCGCCACCCTTGCCGGCGAGCATAGAGCCAAGGGTGGGTGCAGCTCCGGCGACGGCATTCCCGATCGCTTCCCAGTTCATGGCTCTACCCCCAACTCACTCGTCCAGTTCGTCCGCAGGCGGTCATAGTCCTCCTGCAGGTCGTTGATCTTTCGCTGCATGGGGCCGAGACGGCCGTTGGCTTCATCGACCTTCGCCTCGAGCTGTCCAGCCTTTGCCGCTTCGTACTGGCGCCCCTGCATCGAGATGGCCACGGCCGCCATGGATCCCGTTGCGATCTTCGCCATCCGATCGGCGTTGTTTAATTCGCTCGACCATCCGGCCCATCCCGCCCCAGCGATCGCGACCAGCACGGCGACCACCCAGATAGGCACGGGGTAGCTTCGAAACAAGCGCTTCATGGCTTCCCCTTGATCGCTTTGATGATGGCCTTGATGACCGTTGGGACGTCGACCTGCCGGACGCGAGCCTGCATACCGTGGACGCCCATCAACGCCATGCCGGCACCGATGCCGGCCGCGCCCTCGACAGGGATCTGGTATTGGCCGTCGAGCGGAATGCCAGACGCCCAGATGACAAGCTTGATCGTGCAGAAAGCGATGATCGCGCAGACCAGGGCGGTGTTACGGTTGCCGATGAGCCACGAGATGATGAACGCCGGCACCGCGGCAGCGATGCGCGGATCGGAAAACGGCATCGTCGTCAGCGCCCACAACTGGGCGAGTAGATCGGACATGGGCGACCCCTATTTTTCGGTGTCGCGCGGGTCCTTGAGTACGCCGTAAGCGATCAGAACGATGATCTGGTAAAGCATCTGGGCGACCGTTCCGCCGGCCGCCCTGTACTCCAGCGGTATGTCGAGATTCAGCGCGGCGACTCGCCAGGCGGCCATGCCGCAAGAAACGGCGGCGATCGACAACCAGGTGATGCTGCGCAGCCACTCCTTCAGCCTTTCACGGCTGAGCGGTACCGGCCCATGTCGCTTGAACTGCCTGCCGTACAGCACGGCGGCTATAGCGGACAGGGCGATCTGAAGCGTGGCGAGTGTGAGCTCGGTGGTCATAGGCGCTTCTCCACCTCGTTGTACCAATCCCGGCTCTTGCCTGAGAATCTGCCGCCCGCGACTTCGTAGGCACGTGCGAGGGCGTCGATCTCGTGCTCGTGCTGGCCGTAGCCGGCGCCGGGGAGCGAGGCCCAGATGTTGCGGATAGCCGCTACGGCGTCGATGAATCGGCCGGCCTGAATCAGCGGCAGGGCGCGCTGCTCGCGCAACTGCTGGATCGCATATAGGTCCTGGCTGATCGGGCCAAAGTCCTGCAGGCCCAACTGATCGCGGTAGTGCGGCCAATATCGCGAGAGGATCTGATAGCGGCCGGCTGCCGTGGACCAAATACCAGGGCGATATTCGATGGCGTGTGAGGGCGGCAGTGGATGCTGGTGGTAGTCGGTGAAGCGGTTGACGTCGCCTGGGAGGGAGCCGACCAGGACGTCGTAGCCGTCGTCGCTATCGGCGAGCATCTCGGGGCCGATCTCCGAAAAGGCCAGGGTGTCGAGCATGGCGCACACGTTCACGCCACCGGCTCTGTCTGCGGTGATGCGAGGCATGCGGTGCTCCAGAATAAAAGGCCGCCGAAGGGGAGGCGGCAAGGATCGAACGATGGGATCAGGACGCTCGAATAGGTTGGCCCGGTCAGCGGTAGGCGAAATGGGATAGCCGAAATGTGTTCTGACGGGCCGAACGCAAAAAGGCCGCCCGAGGGCGACCTTTGAAGTTTGGGAGCTGCTAAGCGCGTAGCTCGAACAGCTTAGCGAGAAGGCTACATTTTGCCCTTCATTTCGTCAAGCGGCCGACGCAAGAAAATTGCGCATTGCTCGATTGGCATCGCGCGTTGCTGTCATGATGGGGTCCATCGCTTCCGATTCGAGCCGTGAAATCACGTCGCCGAGCAATTCCCATGTCTGCTCCCAGCCGTCGCGGTGCCAGTTGTCTGAGACGATGCGAACACCCCACAGCCCGTAGATGGACTGACAGATGGCCCGTGGCTGTAGCGGCGGTCTGGTGCCGTCTACGTTGTCGCGGTCCTGCATCATTCTGGCCTTGATCAGTGCCTCGATGCGCTCGCGACGCGCGCGGCGATACCCCGCCCATGCTTCCATGCCGATCGCGATCTGAAAGCGCACCAGCACGGTGTCGGCAACGTCGTCGAGATGCTGGTTAGCCGCACCCGTATCGTTGAGCGACAGCCAATGCCCGACTGCAGCCAGCGCCGGACTGCGTTCCTCGAGTGCGCGGATCGCCTGCCATACCGGGAAGGAATCTTCGCCGTAGGCAGCACCTGCGCCACCGCGGCGGCTGGTTGTCTCGGCCGCTGACACCTGGTCCCGGGTGTAATTCAGCACGACATTTTCGCCTCGGTCATTCAATGCGATGTCAGAATACGTGTGGCGCCGGCCGCTCTTGCGCGTGTGCGCGCCTGTCTGCGCCTCGAGCATACTGACCATCGCCTGCGTCCTGACGCCGGTTTCGAGTGCCTGGGCCCAAGCCACGCGCGGATTGCTGTCGATCATCTTCGTCATTGCTCGCTCCTGTCTTTCCAGATCCTTTGCACCCGCTCGCGCGTCACGCCGGGCAGCTTTTGCCATCGGTTGAAGACGGCTTCACGTCTTGTTCGGTCCCGCTCAGCGCGCATCTCGCGCACGACCATTCGGGCTTGGCATTCCAGCGTCCACTCCGCGGCCGGCATGCCAGGCGGGCGGACGCCGTAGGTCATGTCGCACCCTGGGCAAGCAGTCGTCGCCCGTACTCCGCCAGGCATACGGCATCGGCAATGCCGTCGTGCGGGGCGCGCAGGCGCCCAGGCGATAGTTCGAGGCCCGGATAGGCCCGGCGGACGAAATTGATTGCCGCGCTTTTGTCCTTGGCGGTACCGGACAGGACCGCCTTCTTCCACGCCTGCGGCGTTACGAGGCGGTAGGGCAGACCCAGCGCGTCACAGATGCCAATCACCAGCCCATATCCCATGCCGAATTTGAAGGTGCTCGCCACGCCCTGGGCCGGCATCGAGTGGACCTTCTCGATAATCACCAGCGATGGCCATTGGGCACGCAGGAGCGTGGCCACGGCATGGCCGTCGATCTCCTTGCCAGCCAGCGGCATCGGCTGCCCGAACGCATCGCCGCTTGGCGAGATGCTGGCCACGCCGCCTTTCTGGCCTGGGTCTATTCCTAAGATCATTGCGAACCCTCGCGTTTGCTCAAAACGAACGTCCTCGCTTCGATCAGCGCGGTGTGAATATCGCCCAGCGGGAACTCGCGCAGGCCATAGTCGATGATCTGCAGCAGCCAATCCGGCTGGTGGCGCTGCAGCTCGGGGTCGCGATGGATGTCGCCGTGGCACTCCCTGCAGCATGGAATGCAATAGCTGTCTGGCGCCTTCATGCCCATTCCGGAAAGCCCCCAGCCGAGGCCTATCACGTGGTGGGCGTCGGTGGCGTCGCACAGGCAGACGCAGCAGGGCATAGATCGCACCCAGCGCAGGTATGCTGGCGACCGGAACCGCGTGTCTGGCTTACACGGCTTTGGGCTGGCCTCGCGGCGGCGCGGCGACTGTCGGTGCATCGGCTTACGGGTGGCGAGCGGCGTTTTCCGTTTCAATTCGGATCTGCGCATCTACGCCGCCTCCTTGAATTCGCTGTAGGCCTTGAGCGCTGGCTCGCTCCAGGCCACCCCGAGCTCCGCACCGGTGGCGTAAAGGAACTCCATGAATGCTGCCGCCTCGGCCTTGCGGAACTTGGTCGTGGTGGGGCGAACGTAGACGGCCTCCTGGCTCTTCCAGTCCCACACCTTTTGCCCAGGGTTCGCCAGCGGGGTGCCTTGCTCCTCAAGCTCTAGCGCGAACTGATTGACCAGCACGGCTTTGACGCCATCGACCGAATAGCCCCGGAAGCACTGGCGATGAATGTCGGCGATCATGGCGTGGTACTTGGCCTCTTGGATTCGCGACTTGCCGGGGCGACGGATGGCGATCTCAATCGTGCCGCCCTCAAGCCCACGCCCGGCCATGTTCGTGATCATCGCCATGGCGCCGTGCAGATCGCGGATAGTTGCGATGGTGTAGACGTGCTGCTTGCTCATGCCGCCGCACCTCCGTCACCCAGCCAGTAGACTTGGCCATCGCTCTCGATCGGGTAGCCGTTCCGGCGCAGACCATCGACGGCCTGTTCGACGCCCTCGGCACTGAAACCGTGGTAACCCTTCTTCGCGAGGATCTCGCTGATGTCTTCCGCGCTGGACGGGCCGTTGCCGAGCACACCCAGGGTTAGCTGCATCAGGTCGACGCGGTTGTGCTGTGGGAATGTCAGGATGGTCATGCGCTCTTCCTCCCCAGTAGGTTGCGCAGCGCGGAGACGCCTTGTTCGGCGGTCATGCTGCGGCCGAACTCCTTTGCCGCTTCGGCAGCCATCTGCTCTCGCCCATTGCGCTCGGCCAGCTCCGCCGGTGTCAGTTGCCCGTCATGTGCAATCAGCGTGCGCGGCTCAACCTCACCGCCGGCCATCACGCGGTTGACGATCGCCAGGTATTCCTTGCTGAAGCGAGACCGGATGACGTTGATGGCGCGCTCTCCCGTGGCGTTGGCCAAGTCGAACCAGCCAGCAGCGGCACCAGCAACGCGGACGGCCGGATGTGACCATTCATGCTGCCCCGGCTGCTGGGCATGCTGGATCGCTTCGATGAACGCGACGTCGGACTCAGGCATTCCAAAATCCTCCGGTCTCGGCTGCAGGCTCTTGACGAGGCTCGCCACGCTCGGGGGCCACTCGCCGCCCTGGGCCTTGATGCGCTCGACCGCCATGTCCGCGGCCTGATTGGTCGGAAGTACCGACCACTTCGCCATCGATGTAGCAACCTCGCGCTTCGCCAAAGTCAGCATGTTTTCCGTGCTGAACGCCGTCCGCCATGTCCTGGGGAAGATCGCCTCGAGCCGGGTGAAGATCCGGTTCACCAGCGCCTCCAACTGGCTCTTCTTCATCGAAGAGGCCGTCGATCCACCCTGAGTCGTTCGGGTCTGCGAGTCGCTGCGCGATGCGATCCCGCTCGTTGCGCTGCTGGTCAAATCCTTGGCGGTTTGCATTGCGAGCCTCCTTGTAGGCGCGAACCTTCTTCTCGAGCGCGTCCCATTTTTCGCGCAGCTTGGCCGGGCACATGACGTTCGAGCTCCAGAAGCTATCGTCAGCGACCCAATTGATCAGGTAGCGAATCTGCTCGACGGTGCGCTGGTCTTTCGTGCGCAGCAGGCGAATATCGTTGGCCCAGACGTTCATGTTCGGACGCTTGGGGTTGGTCAGGTCTTCGGTAGTGCGGGCGAACATCAGCTCGGCCAGTTCGTGGTCGACCTCTTCGCCCCATTTTTTCGGGGATGACTTTTTCGACGATTTCTTAGAATCTTTAGATTCTAAGTTGTCTGTACTGTCTGTATTTGTGTCCCCAACTTGGGGACGTTTTTCGTCCCCATTTTGGGGTCGGCGTCCCCAAGTTGGCTCTTGATTCCGTTTTGGGGACACCCGGCCTTTTTGGGCTTCAAAGTTCCACTCCGAGACACGGGTATTAATACCAATCGGCACCTGAGATCCACCTTCACGGCGAAGGACTTTCTTCGCCAGCAGAGCGTTCACTGATTCGCTGCAACGCTTGGGTGTCAGGCCGGTCATCTTCGCCAGTACGCTTTGAGAGAGGCGCGCAGAAGGGCGATCCCATCCAAAGGTGGCTCGTTCTACTGCTCGAACGATGCGGGCCTCTCTGCTCGTCAGGGGTGCCTTGCAAAGCGCCTCGACGATAGCGTTGGCAGTACGGACATATCCGTCTTCCAACTGCGCCCCCTTGCTCTCAAGTTCGGGTATTGGCCGAGCCTCAAAGCGATCGTGGTCTGAAATTCGGGCCAGATTGCTCACTGGATCCACCTCCCAGGGCCTTCTGAGTGCAAACAGGATTCGAAGGAAAGCGGGCTATGCGGGAAGATGCTTCCAGGGTTTCGTGCTTCAATTGCTAGATCGCTGTCGTAGCTCGACAAGAACTCACCGTCTCCTTCGATAGCCCGCATGATCAGGTTCAATGGGCATCGGAAGAATTCGCGCACTTGATTGACTCGATACTGCCCAAGAGAGCAATGAACTCGCGACTCATGCTCAGAGGGGCGGGCGAACTCTGCATAAAACACGACCTCGTAGTCTTCAGGCACGCCAGTCGCGCGAGAAAGTTCTTGCGCTCTCTGGTTCGGAGAGCGCGTTGTCATGCCTACCTTGTAAACCCCGGGCATCGAGGGGCTGTAGAGCACGTAGACAAATCCATATTCGCTAGCCATAATATCCCCACTGGTTGTAAGAAAGCCCCGGGGTTGGTTGGTCGCCTCCCGGGGCTTTTTCGTTATTGACTGACCGCTTTCAGGTCGGGCTTCTTCCGCATCACGTTCTGCTCGATCAGAGCGCGCATGCTCATCAGTGCCGCCACGGCATCGTCGATATCCGTCAACGCCTGCTCGCCGTACTTACGATCTCGCTCGTCAAGCACGCCGTCCTGCAGCATCTCGCTCACAATGCCCATGACATCGCCGGTCTCTCGGCCTACCGATCCCAGCGCAGCGAATGCGCAGGCAGGGGCATCGCCAACGGCTGGGCGGCGGACGCCCATGAATCCGTGGCGGCGGGCAAGGGCGATTCGGGTCTCCTCGTCACCCAATTCTTCAAGCGCTGTCGCCCATGGCTCCTCAAGCCACGCAGGGAACTCGACGGCGCCGGTAGCCCAGCGCTGAACGCGCTTGTTCCAGCTCATGACCGCGTGGTCGTACTGCTCGTCGATGGTCGTGAACGAGTCGAGACATGGCAGGTCAGCCGTCTTCGCCGGGCAGGTGGCATGGGCTATGGCGTTCAGCGTGCGAGCAAACTTCTCGACGCTTACGCCGCGCTGTTCGCGAAGTTGGCCCAGGGCATCACGCAACAAGGCGTCACGGCTGGGGTGTCTCAGGTCAGACATGGGCATGGTGTAGACCTTTGGGTAATCTGGATTCGTGGTTAGGCGGCGGGCTGCAGGTCGGCATACAGATCCGGGCGCAGCATTCGCCGGGAAACCTCGCCATCCGTAGCAACCTCGATGCTCTTGGCCATGGCTGCGCCAGGTGTGCGTCCACAGGCCAAGACTTGCCGCAGGTAGGCAGTAGTGGTTTCGGCCTTGGCCGCCACTACGTCGCGCTTTTCGGGCGACATGGATTGCCAGTACTGCTTAAGGGAGTCGTTCATTGATTCAGGCATCGTTAGGTACCTCCGAGGTACATTGTCATCCACTCCAAATGTACCGTCAAGGTTCTGTACCTAATAAGTACAAGTGGGCTCAAATAGAGCTCATGAAAGAGATCTCAGAAATTCGCCTTGAGAACGCCAGAACGTTAGCTGATCAAGTTGGCGGAACTGGTAGTTTTGCCTCGCGCATCGACCGTGAGCCGACCCAGGCATCGCGGTTCATGGGCAGAAACCCGACCAAGAACATCGGGGACCGGCTGGCCAGGCACATTGAGGAATGCTTCGATAAGCCGAAAGGCTGGCTAGACACCGATCATTCCGGCCGCGGCGACTCGAACGTTGCTCATCACCCTGCGCAGTTTGAGTCGAATGTTGCGCCCGCGCCGCGCATGGATGGGTATGTGCCGGTCATCTCTTGGGTACAGGCGGGGGCGTGGACTGAAGTCTGTAACGTCGAGGCTGTCAGTGACGAGATGGTGCCGCGGCCGCCGGGGTGCTCCGACCGGACTTTCGCGCTGCGCGTTAAAGGGCAGTCGATGGCCCCGCGCTACGAGCCCAACCTGATAATCTACGTCGACCCCGAGGTGGTTCCTTTCGATGGCGATGACGTTGTGGCAGTGCTGACCGAGTCGAACGAGGCGACGTTCAAGCAGTACGTCGAGGAGCCGGGCGGCGGCAAGATGCTCAAGGCCCGCAACCCGAGCTGGCCGGAGCAGTGGGTCAAGATCAACGGCAACTGCCAGATCATCGGCGTGGTGGTCGCCACCATGTGGATGCGGACGCCAAAGGCGGGATGATCGTCGGCCACGTCGTGTGGCGCGGCGGGGCGGTGTAGGGGAGAAATTGATCAAGCATGGTCGAATCTAACAAACGCGAACTACAGGATTCGTCACAGGTCGATGTGACGGGCGGCGAGCTGGGTAAATTTTTTCTCAGCCACGTTCTCAATGTCCGCTGCCCAATATGCGGTTACGACGACCCTCCTGTTATGGCGGCTGACTCAGCAGATGGCGCGGCTCACCTTTCCAGCATGCCAACGCTAGCGCCTGCGGATCTGCGCGGAACGTCCAAGGCGTTCTTCTCTGCGAGCTGCCCAAGGTGTTCATATATATGGATGTTCCAGGGTGACATGGTGATACGTTGGGTTGAAAAGCTTCGCAAAGAGGCCAACAATGAGTAATGTATTGCAGTTTTCGGGCCGTGGCACAGCTGGTAATGGATCTTCATCGGCAGGCAGCGGCTCCAGCACCGGAGGCGAACCGCCCATGAGTGACATCGAGCGACGTGTTGGTAACCTTGAGAGCGATGTAAGCGAAATCAAAGTAACGCTGGCTCGCATCGAGAGTCGCTTCGACGTGATAGATGCGAAGCTCGACACGTTCGTCACTTGGAAGTCCGCTTTCATAGGACTGACTGTCATCACGCTTGGTCTTCTCGGAGTCATTGGTACTGTGGTGGGTGCCGCGTGGTGGATGGTTCAGCAGTATTTGGCTCCCATCCTTCAGGCCACAGGCAACGCATAGCCAGAGCCAATCATCACTAAGCCCGCCACCCGGTGGGTTTTTCTTTGTCAAGCCCCCTGATCCCTCCTACCGATCCGCCCTGGGTGGGTTTTTTCGAGGTGAATCGATAGCCCATTCAGGGACTTAGTCATCTTCGGTTTAAAATGTACCAAAAAAGTTCTTCTTTACGGTTGACGATGTACCTAAAAGGTACTTTAATAGGTTCCAAGAGGTACGGAGATGTACCTAGATATGGACGCAACGGACAGCGACCAGCAGCACCGGCCCGGACGGCCCCGCTCTTTAAAAACCAGGTAGCCCCAACAGCACGTAGCGTGGAGAGCGCGAGGGCCGAGGGGAGTACGCCGACCGGGGCTGTCGAAATACCGGTAGCTTGCCCATTCGATGAGTGGGCATTCGGAAGGGTGAATGCGCAGGCTGATGCGCAGCGGAGGAAACGAAGCGGTGTGCACGCCGTGGATACCGTGAGCTGGGGAGGTCACAGCCAGCTATGCCGGAAGAGTTCAGTACCGGCCACCCTTCACGAATGACAGCTGCAGCGAGGAGAACGCGGTGGAAGCAAAACCAGGTAGTCCCAACTGGCATTGGGATCGTCTCGGCTATTCGATTGAGAGAAAGCCCAGGCGTTCAGTAAACGGGAACATCCGAATAATACGCGATCCAGAAGGCCGAGTCGTTCTTCATGGAGGCACCTACGAGGACAAGATGTCCTACATCTCCAGTCTCGGCAATGAGCAAGAAGAGTCCGCTGCGTAGTGCGGCTAAGTGCCTGCCGCTGGGCCGGAATACAGCGGCACCCGAAACGGCTATCGCCTAGAGAGCCGTCTCGGGTGATGGGTCATCCGTCACATGCGCAGCCCTCGGGCTGATGGCACGTATAGTTCCGGCTGATGCAGCTATTGCCGCAGGCTTTACCCTTGCGGCAGACCTTGCAGCATCCCTGGGCCAGCAATTGGCCGTCTTCTGCGGTCAGCGCTGAAAACTTAGGGGTCACCGCCGGGCACTCCCCCTCGAACGCAACCTCTTGGGTGAATGTCCGCGCTTCCTGAGTCTCGACGGCGGGGGCGGCGGCATAAGCCGTCACCGCCATGACCATGCTGGTGAGCATGGCGAGCAATAGTTTCTTCATGTTTGTTCCCCTGCGTAGTGATGTTGTAACGCCTCTCCGGGCGTTTTCTAACTTCCCATCTCATTACTGTGGTGCCAATAAAACGTTGGTCTGTCACCGCGTCAATCCCCTGCGTGCCGCGATCCAGCGGCTCCCTTGCCCGGCATCCGTCGGGCTTTTTTATTCCAGAGGTCCAGCTATGACCAGAACCGCAGACATTGCCCGGCGTCGGCTGGGCCTATCAGATCGCGCCCCAGAGTCTCGGCTCACGCGATTCAAGCGCCGCCTGCAGCGCAAACGTTTTGGTGAACAGCCACTACTCGAAATTTGGAGGGTGTCATGAGCACAGTCGAACGAGACCTGACGGACTACGAGCGCCGCGTGGACGACCGAGCGCGGTATGACCTTGCGTTAGGCCGGCAGACAGATGACCTGATCGACATGCTGCGCAGCGGCGACGGATTCATGAACTGCAACCGCGGCGAGGCGGCTAGCCGGATGCGAGACGCTGAGGAGCTGATCTACGCCGTTGTCGACCTCGGTCTGCTCGAGGTTGGCAACGACTTCGAGCGGGAAGAGCAAGAGCGCCTCGTCGGCCGACTCAAGCGGCTGGCGTACGACGAGATTGTTGAGATGTGCCGGGAGCATGCCAGGCGTGTCATTGAACGCGGCGGGGAGGAAGCAGCGTGACGCATACCAACGAGCGAGGCGCCGACCACATGGCGCTGTGGGAGCGCGTGAAGACGACGCCCGAGTCGGCGACTAAAGAAGCGACTGTCGGCGGGCAGAAGATCACGTCGATCGACACCATCCACATGATCCAGATGGCCACGAAGGAATTCGGGCCAATGGGGATCGGCTGGGGCTACAGCATCGACGAAGAGAGGTTCGACCAGGGCGCCCCCGTCACCGACACGCAGGGCGCGGTAATCGGCCATGAGCTGACGCACACGATCCGCATGAAGCTCTGGTACAAGCTCAGCGGCGAGCGCGGCGAGGTCGAGCAGTATGGCCACACCCGCGCCGTCTACCGCACCAACAAGGGCACGTGGATGACTGACGGCGAAGCGCCGAAGAAATCCACGTCAGACGCCATGAAGAAGTGCCTATCGCTGCTCGGCTTTTCTGCCGACATCTTCAGCGGCCTCTACGACGACCAGGGTTACGTCGCCGCTAGGCGCACCGAAGAGCGACTGGCGAAGTCCGACAACCTCGACGCCGAGCTTGATCGTCTCCGCCAGGAGTTCAAGGGCTGGCTCGAGAGTCAGCGAAAGATGCTCCAGCACCAGTTGCCGCACCCCCGCAGCATCCAGCTCGCCGGCGACAAGGCGCTCAACCAGTTATCCGACCGGGCCAGTATTGCGCGGCTGGACGATGCGACCACCAGCGTTGCCCGCAAGCAGCTTCAGGACGCTATGCAACAGGGCATCGAGCGCGTGACAAGCGCCAAGCAGGCAGAAAGGCAGGCGCAGACAGAACAGCAACCACAGGAGAGCAACCATGGCTGATACCGCCGAAAAAATGGAACAGCAGGAGCCCTATGGCAACGAGTTGATCGAGCTGACGCGCGTGGACAAGGCACTTGCCGAGCTGCGTGCCAAGCATGGCAACGTGCCGGATTACACGACCGCCGAGGGCTACAAAGCCGGCAAGGCCTCGATCAAGGAGCTGACCGGCTACCGCACTGGTACCGACAAGGCGCGGCTGGCGATCACGAAGCCGCACCGCGAATTCATCGAGCGTGTGAATAGCTACGGTAAATCGCTCATCGCTGAGATCGAGAAGCTCGAGCAGCCGCACCGCGACGCGAAGCAGACTGTCGACGAAGCCGAGCAGCGCAAGAAGGAAGAGCGCATTGCTCGGCTACGCGCTCGAATCGCGCGAGAGATCACCAGCTATCTCGACACCGCCCAAGGGCTGGACTCTTCCGCCCTGGCAGAGCTTTACGACCAGGCGCAGGGTATCGACACCGGCGACTATTTCGACGTGACTCAGGAGGCGGAAGACGAGCGAGCCCGGGTCATCGACGCGATCAGCGCCATGCATGATGCCGCGGTGCAGCGCGAGCAGCTCGCCGCCGAGCAGGCTGCCGTCGACGCCGAACGTCGCCGGCTGCGCGAGGCGGAAGCACGCCAAGAGGCAGAACGCGCCGAGCTGGAAGAGCTGCGCCGCTTCAAGGCCGAGCGGGAAGCACAGGCCTCGCGCAAGGAGCCTGACTCTACGCCCGAGCCGACTCCAACTGCACCCTGGCCTCAAGAACCCGCCATCGGTCAGGACGAACGGACAGGGGCCGAAACATCCTGGGCTGACGAAGAGGAATGGGCTGCCACGGCGGCGAGTGGCAGCCAGTCGAACTGGGAAGCCGCTCGCGCAGATCTCATCGATGCCGGGCTCGATTGGCAGTCGGCCGAAACTGCGGTTCAGGCGATCTTCGACGGCACTGTCCGCCATGTCGCTTTCGACTCGGGAGAGTGACATGGCCAAGCCCCGCGAGAACTACCGCCCGTGGACGCGGGCGGAGTACGACCTGGTTGAGGTCGCGATCATGCGTGACAACCGGCAGTACGCCAGCATCGCCGCCGAGCTGGGAAGAAGCGTGAAGAGCGTCCGAGGCGCCGCACAGCGAATTGGCGTCTCGTCGTGCCGCCGACATTGGCGATCGCCAGACTGGTCAAAGCTGGATCGCAAGATCGTCGACATGCTCGAGTGCGAGTTGATGACGCCACGCCAGATAGCCGAAAAGCTCACCGCGCTTGGACACCCCGTCCACAAGTCGGTGATCTACCGCCGCATCGCGGCCATGCCCCACAACATCCGCGAGCGCGCCCGCCGCAACGGCACGCGCATGCGAGTCGCCGTCGGTGAGCGCGTGCAGCGCCGCCGCAAGCTCGCCGCCGCCTGATTCATCGACGCCCAGCGGGCGGTGGCGTGTAACACCCGCAGCATCTGACACACCAACACTAGGCCCGTGGGGGATCGTGGCGTAGTGAACGGGGCAAACAAAAGGTGTAGTGTGGAACTGGGTCAGTCCGGCGAAATGTAACATGCCCGCAACGACGAAATACCGCCCGTATAAGCGGGTGTCAACTACGTTCGCATAGCGAGACGAAGGCGCAGCTTAATTTTTGAAATGAAATGACGAATATGAGATAGAGCTGTCGCTGGCTCTACTTCTAGACTTCCGCAAAAGATGCTCTTCTCGGAGCTAAGACTTGCTGTAGAAAACTTTGGCGTAACAAAATAGCGTTTTTTAACAGACCTGCTTGACAAATCCTTGCAGCTTATATTGAGGCGATAACGCCTGGGTTGTATGTTGTGAACTCGAATTTCATCACCAAGCATTTTCTGAAAATCACTCAACGCCACCAACAATATCTCGGCAGGTACATTGATATGTCTTTGCTCTTGCGAAGCAGAGTGATTCTGCGGAGTCAACTCATCCACGTACTCTCTCCCTGTTCGAGACAGGAAAACTGATCTATTACCACCCAAGCCTTCCAAGCTTAAAAAAGTACTTCCAGCTTCAATTGTATAACCGGCTCCGCTACTTAAGTGTTGCGCCGCTTCTTTTAGTTGAAACCCAGGACTTTCCCACTCTATCTTAATCGACGTTGCTGCCCCGACCCCCAAGTTACTAAGCCCCATACTCAAATGGAGCATTTGCCCTTCTTCGAAATCTGGCTCACGATCGACAAATGGCATTACCCCAATGTATGGGTGAAACTTCTTGGAGTAAAACAATGTAAAGCTTTGCTTGACTGGCAACAGCAGAGGCATAACAGACTGTTTTGCCTGATCATTGGCTATGCGGAGAGATATAAAAATAGCCAGCAGCGTTATAAGAGACAAAACCGCTGAAACGGCCTGAATCATGTCTGAAATCGTCCAATCAAAACCTAATAATCTCATCCGCTCGCTTCCTAAAAAACAAACCTGACCAGAAAAGCCAGATTATCATCATACCTCGCGAGAAGGTATTGTACCAAGCAACACTATAAAGCAGTGATGGGTCTTTTTGGCCCTCATAGTCAAGCAAACTTCAGGTGAGGTTAGGAATCAGCATCCTCAACTGAGCCGTATCCCTATCGTTAGTATTAAATAGGACGGATGTCATGGACGCATCAGTCATGCGCTAACACGGCGGCAAGTGGATGATGGTGCGCTGGATCATGTCGCAGTTCCCGCCGGCACCCGAGTTCGAGGTCTACGGCGGGTCGCCGGGGTGCTGCTGCAAATGCCGGCGTCAAAGCACGAGGTTTATAATGACATCGACGAGGACGTGGGGAACGTTTTCAGCGTGCTGCGAGATTCCTGGCACGCGCAGCAGCTCGCTAAGGCCTGCCGGCTGACACCCTATGCCTGGGCCAAGTTCGAGCTGGCCTATCAGCCCACTGCGGAGCCAGCGGAACGCCCCGCCGCACGCTATTCAGAGCCTCCGCCGGGTTCGGGTCGGCATCGGCGGCTGCAGGTTCAAACGGATTTCGAACCTACACCGGCGAGGATGGGCCCAAGGGTTGAATCGCTGGCACTTGGATCGACTTTCCCCGAGTCATCGCCAACTACATCGACAGACTGTAGGGGTAGTGATCGAGAACCGTCCGGCGCTAAACGTGATGCGACACCATGACCGGCACCGTGCGCTGCATTACGTCGACCCGCCAGAAGGGCCATCGGATGGTCTACCGACACGAGATGGGTGAGACCGCCCACAAGGAGCTGCTCGCCACCCTTCAGATGCTCGGCGGTTTCGTGATGCTGTCCGGCTACGACAGCGAGATCTACCGCGACATACTCACCGGCTGGTCGCTGGTTCAAAAAGAGGTGTCAGCTTCTGGCCAGCGTGGCAACGTTAGTCGAACCGAATGCCTCTGGCTCTCGCCGCGTGTTGTGAGAGCGCAGCGACAGCGCAACATGTTTGCAAGCGCTTAACCGCCGTCTTTAACTATCACCCTCGAAGAGCTTTTCGATATCACGAGTTTGGCCTTCTGCCTTGATGTATTGCTGGTAAATCTCGTAGACATCTTCAACTTGATCACATGCCAGTTGGGTGGGCTGCCGCTCGGGATCGTCAAGCAATTTAGTGAACTCGTCGGTCGTGTCCACATAGCCATCTCTATCTTCGTAGGCCCGCATTAGCGCCTTTATGTCCTGCCTGACTTCATATTCGTCTGGAGAATTTTCCATGTAGGCGACTATCAGGTCGGAGCTTTCGTTTATTTGCTTATCCATATTCGCTCGATTGCATTCCATCCCGGCTGCAAAAACCGATGAGCTCGACGCCGTTAAGGCAAAGACAGCTATTACCAATTTTTTTCCCATGCCCTTCATCACAGTCCTCCTAGTTCCATATCCGCATATTACGGACCCGCAACATAAACCGCCAATGAGATGGCGACATCTTCAACGATCGGAGTTTTGCCATGTTCCCCAAAGCTTTTTACCTCTACCTCGTCAGCGGCCAGGATACCCCCGACACCGTCGCTTTCGATGAGACACTCGCCGAATTCCGGTTCCGCTCTGTGTCGCCACGAGAAGCCCGCCGAGTCGGCTGGGCACCGCCGGCCGGCAAACGGAGCGAAGCGCTTTCCCATGAGATCCAGCGGCACATCCTTATCACGATGCTCAAGCAGGAGCGCCTACTGCCCGCGGCGGTGATCAATGAGGAGGTCGCCGAGCGAGCGGAAGCCCGTGAAGCCGCCGAGGGCCAGCCCTTGTCCCGCCGCGAGCGCCAGTTGCTCAAAGAGCAGGTGCTGGAAGAGCTGCTACCCCAGGCCTTCACCCGCACCAAGCGTATCGACGTCTGGTGGAACACCGCAAACCGCATCATCGGTATCAATGCCGGCAGCCGGCAAGCGGCAGAAGAAGCCCTGGATCTGCTGCGTCAGTCGCTGGGCTCGCTGAAAGTGACGCCGTTGGCAACCAAGACGCCGCCCTCGCGCGGCATGACGCAATGGCTGAGTGATCCGGGCAGCCGGCCGGTCAGTCTGCTACTGGGCGATCAGGTGGAGCTGCGCGCCGCGGAGGACGACGGCGTACTGCGAGCCAAGTCGGTCGATCTCGACAGCGAGGAAATGCAGTCGCTGCTCGAGAACGGTCGCCTGGCGGCAAAGATGGGCATCGGCATCGAGGGGCTGGCCCGGTTCCAGCTTCACGACGATCTGAGCATCAAAGGACTGCAGTTCGACGACGCGCTGCTGGATGAAGCCAGCCAGGCGGATGACGGCGACGATCCCGCCATCCGGCTCGAAACGGACTTCGCGCTGTGGAGTGACGCAATGTCGAAGATGGTCGCCATGCTGATCGAGTGGCTGGGTGGCGAGGCCGAGCCGCACGCATCGACGGAGATGACGCCATGAAAGAACGACCGATTCTATTCAGCGGCGATATGGTCCGAGCCTTGCTCGAGGGGAGGAAGACGCAGACGCGGCGGGCGGTGAAGATAAACGCCGCCGGCCGCGTGCAACGCGCGGGAAAACAATGGCACATCGAAGACCCGAACGCTGCGATGGCGTGCCCCTACGGCCAGCCCGGCGACCGGCTCTACGTCAAAGAATCACACTGGGCATGGGGGCGCTGGGAAACCCAATTCGACGCGAAGAAAGGGCGTGACGCTTGGCACTTCATCGATATGACGCTGGAATGCGGCAAGAGCTACCAGTTCAAGCAGCCCGTACCGATCGGCACTCGGTTCGGAGTATCGCCAGCTTGGCACAAACGCCCCTCACTGTTCATGCCTCGACATGCATCGCGCATCTTGCTCGATGTCAGCACCGTCCGCGTCGAACGGCTGCAGGAGATCAGCAAAGTTGATGCTTGTCGCGAGGGTCTATTCGCAGAGCGCTATGACTGGCGAGTGTCTGAATTCTATCTCGACGACATGGCATACCGCTCCGCCCCTGACGCTCAAGTCAGATACTCAGACCCTCGCCACGCATTCAAGGAGCTTTGGGAATCCATCAACGGCACCGGCAGTTGGGCTGCCAACCCCTGGGCCTGGGTCGTCGAGTTCCGCGTAGCCGAGCCGAGCGAGGTGACCGCATGACCACCACGACCACCTACACCAACCAATTCGCGCCGGCCATCGCCGGCGTTTGCGTGTTGGAAGACAGCTCGGCGGCCCTGTTCCGTAAATCGAGAGGTGAACTGTTCGATGGCTGCATGCGCCACGCCGGGCTGTATCAGAAGGCGAATCGGTCGATAGAAGGAGGAATGCACAAGGCAATCGCTGCTGACTATGCCGCGGCCCAGATAGCCGTTGGAGAAGTCGACCGAATCCTGAATAGCTTGGGAGGCAATTCATGACCATCACCGCCTCGCCGCTCTGCTGGCCGCCGGGCAAGCCTCGAACGCTACCGAGCGACCGCAAGCCCGGCCGCTTTGGAAAGCGTAATTCGAACGGCTGGGGCCTCAAGGAGCTGACACTGGCCGAGGGCCGAACCCGCGTGCTTTCTGCCCTGGATCGATACACCCGGGCAGGCCATCCCTACCGGGTGCCGCCGGACACTATCATTATCAGCTCAGACTTGGCGCTTCGGAATGACGGATTGCCGCGCTCTGGCCAGCGTGAGCCGAAAGACCCGGGCGCCGCGGTCTATTTTGAACTGGACGGCCAGCAGCAGTGCATCCCTTGCGACGTCTATACCAGGATCGCCGACAACCTGGCGGCCATCGCAGACGTGATCGAGTCGCTGCGCACCATCGAGCGACACGACGCTGGCCTGATGCGCGCGGCGTTTACCGGGTTCGCGCAGTTGGCAAGCCCGGAGGCGATGGGGCGACCGCACTGGCGCACGGTTCTCGACACCGACAGCCAGCACCTGACAAAAGTGCAGGCAGCGTATCGCCGAAAGCTGCGCGAGACCCACCCGGATCGCGGCGGAAGTGCCGACGCTTTCCACGCAGTGCAAGAGGCGTGGCGCCAGGCGGAGGCAGAGCTGGGGAGGGAGCAATGAAGATCGGTAAATACGACCGGCCAGTCGGCCGGAAGCACCATGAGCAAAACCCGAACAGCCTGCGGGCTATTGCTCACCGACACGGCATGGCGCTGGGCACGCTCAAGAGCCGTGTTCACCTACTCCAAAAAGCCGGCCATAGCCGCGACGACGCGATACGCATCGCTACCGAGAAGCCGATTGGGCCGCGCGGGCGACCGCGGAAGGAGTGAGGCTTATCCCGCATGGGCTCGTCGGTACAGATCCCACTCCTCGACCTGGGTGCCATCCGGCAGCGTGCACATGCCGATTGCGCCGTCTGCCGTCTGCTGAATCTCAAGCGATCCGCCCTGTTTTTCACAGTAGGCCGACGCAGGGTTTGGCATTCCTGCCTTGGGCTCTTCCTGTTGTGCGGAGCATGCGCCAAGCGCGATTGGGAGTAGCAAGAGATACGGGATTCGCATGGGAAGCGGGCCTTACAAGCTTGGATCAGTAGAGAGTAAACACGACCCACCTTTGAATATTCAACCTGCCGGCGCTTGCCGGTTTTTTTGTGCCTGGAGGATTAAATGGAGCAATGGCTCGCAAGCGCTACCCAGGCGGCAAAGCTGCTCGGCTGTGATCGAAGCACAGTGAGCCGGCGAATGGATGACGGATCAATTCCCTGGGTATGGCTGGGATCGCGCCGGATGGTTCATCTGGGACAGCTACGGGAGCAGATTGACGCCGATGCACCGGAATCACAACATACCGGTGCGCCCGGCGTGTCAGAAGGGAGAAGGATGACATGCCATACAAACGACCGGGATCGCCTTACTGGTGGGTCAGCATCACCCCTCCAGCAGGGGGGAAACCGATTAGACGTTCTACTCGGACGGTAGATAAGCGCGAGGCCGACGCCCTGGAAGGGCAGTGGCGTGCGCAGCTCTTTAGACAATCTGCATGGGGAGAAGAACCGGAGCATCCGTTTGAGGAGGTCGCGGCAGAGTTTCTGCTGGCCTCGGCCAACAAGCGGTCGCTTCCGGACATCAAGCTGCGAGTCGGGAAGCTCTATGACCATTTCGGGGGCTTCTCAATGAATGGTCTCTGCGGCAAGGACGTTCGCGGCTTCATCGACTGGCGGCGCGGCCACGGTGTGACTGACTCGACGATCAACCGCGAGCTGTCGATTCTCGCCGCTATGATCAATCACGCGATTGTCCATCTGGAATGGAAGCTGCCCAATCCAGTACGGGGGCGGATGCTTCGGGAGCCAGAAGGGCGCGTTCGCTGGATCACGCGCGCCGAGGCGGCAAGGTTGATGCAGAAGGCGGTAGAGATGAGGGAGGGAGATCGCTTGCGCGACTTCATCGAACTCTCACTGAACACCGGATGCCGGAAGAACGAGCTGCTCAAGCTGGAGTGGCGCCGGGTCGACTTCAATCACAATCTGATCACACTGGAATCAGAGGACAACAAGTCGGCGAAACGACGAACCGTGCCGCTTAACGACGTCGCCGTGAGGTGCCTGAAGCGGAGAGCTTCGTGGATCGCCAGGCACTGCCCGGGTACGCCATGGGTATTCAGTAAGCGAGATGGCAGCCGGTACATGAATCCCCGAAACATCTTCCAGGCCGCATGCCGGGCGGTGCCGATCAGAGATTTCCGGATTCATGATCTACGACACACCGCGGCATCATGGATGGTATCGGAGGGCGTGCCGTTGGCAGATGTGAAGGACGTACTGGGGCACTCAACGATTACGATGACCGAGAAGTACGCTCACCTTGCGCCGCATCGAGCCAGGGACGCAGTCGCCAAACTCCAATCACAATCCAGTCACACCGAAAGACCGGTGCATGCTATCGAGTCTCTGATTGGGAGGAAGAAGAGGGCGATTTGA